ATAAATCAAGTAACGCTGACATTGGCGAAAAATCATTTGTACTTTCAAAAAATTCCAATGCCCCAAAGCCCGCAAATGTTCCCGCACCTGAAATTCTTGTAATTGCAAGTCTGTAAAATTTGAAATTACTCGACAAATTAAGAGCAAAGTGTCGCTTTTCACGCTGCGTCCAGTTGAGATTATCGGTGTAATCTCCAAGCAGCGTCCAGTTTACATCGTCATTACTTCCCTCAACTAAAAAATCACAAGGCGAGTAAATATTGGCATCAGCAGAGTTTCTTGCCGTTATTGCAAATGCCGTTATTTTAGGTGCTGTGTTTTTAAATTCAGTTTTAATCCAGCCTACCGTAACCCCTGTAACAGTCAGCCACCCCTGTACGTCATTAACATTGCCCCTAAAGGCTTTCCAAGGCATATAGCTTACCGCATCGAGCTGGGAGCTTCCCGTAACTACACATTGCTCGCTTTCAGAGGCAATCATTGCGGGAACAATATTGTTGCTGAATCTAACCGTTTTAAAAAAATCAGCACGACCGCCTGAGCTTTTTGGGCAGTTTAAAATTGTCTGCGGTAATAGAGAATTTGTGGTTATTTCTTTTGCACTAAAATAATTTACCTCTTTTGCAATGCCGTTTTCAAATGCGAAAATTGCAAAGTCGCCGGGACTTGTAATTTTATCCACATTGCTTTGCAGCTTTAAATTGTTGCTGCTCATAATCAGGCGGGAGGATAGAAATTCGATAATCACAAAGCTGTTTTCAACCCCGACTATGCTCTCAATTGTGCTTGTGCCTGAAACTTTGAACATATTTGTGTGTGTATTTAGCTCTAAAATACTGCCGTTGCAGTTGATTTCAACAAATTTGTTGTCGAGTTTCGTTTCTAATTTTTCAAGCTGTCCCACATTTTCGTTATTTGCAAGCCTGAGCACCTCAAAATTGCTGTTCACCTGTGCTGCAACAGCTTTTTTCCTCGGCTCAAAAACTATTAATTTATCAATTTTTCCCATATTTCCTCCTTATTTTTTAGGTCGATTTCTGCGCCAAATGGCAAGCCAATTCACCTGCGGGTTGGCTCTTTGCTCTGTGTTGTAGCAAACAACCGCAATGCGAGTGGGTTCAACACTCCAAAAACAATAGAGCGAGTCGTTCCAGTCAACGTCCCCCGCAAAATGAATCGTCCTGATGGATGGAATAAATGCAAGCAAATCAGCCATTGTATAGCCTGACGGTGGGTGAACGTAGGTGGTTGTGCCAATGTTAAAGCCGCTCTCGATGTGCATATTGTCAAAGCTGTGCAGGGATTCGCTTGTGAGGATTTCACTCACAGGATGTCTGTGGTCTTTTGCGGCGTATGGTTTGAGATTTTTTTCAGGCACAAGTGCATCTTTATCCAAAACCAAAACTTCATTTGCACCGTTTCCTGCGTGATGACCGTCAAGTTTGTCGGCGTTCAGATTTTTGCAAACATTGCCGTTTGAGACTCCAAGCTGATTTTCCTCATTGCCTGCGTGATAGCCGTCAGTTTTATCCGCGTCAAGCAGCCTAAAATGTGCTTGGGGGTTTTTGTTGTGGTCGTTTTCAAAAAACTCGTAAGAGATGATACTTACGTTGGAATCAATAATTAACTCCATATCCCGCTCATTATCAACTTCAATAATGACTTTTATGTAAAAATCCCGTGTTGAACCCTCGTTATCAACAGGTTTGTAGCTTTCGGGGATTTTGCCGATTGCAAAAAGTGTTCCATCGGCTGCGTATATTCCGATTTCCCTGATATGGTAGCCGCCTGAAGTTGAGGGAATAGAACATTCAACCGTGAAGCGGTTTGTATGGTTTTTATCTATCGCAATGCGAGAAATAGTGCTGCGATACATTTCATTCATAAGCTCGGTCTGCTCGGCACAGGGTTCATAATATCCGTCACCGCCGTTGCCGACCCCAAAATGAGTAAGCTCAAGGTTTGTTTTCTGCACAAAACACTGTGCTATTTTGCTTTTTCCGCTATTTGTAAGTAAGGTGTAAAAATCCATTATTTGCTCCTGTGGAGTTTTTCACTCCGTTTAAAACTCTTACGTCGCCATCGAACAGTTACGGGCTTCGCCCTCCACACACGGCTTACGCTATCCAAAACTCCATAATATTTCGTCAAAATTGCTCTCATCCCAAATGCCCACAGGCAAATCCTCGGATTCTTCAATTTCTCTCGACCAGTAATTCTCGTCCCAATCGGCTTCATCCCAGACAAGGAGGGTTTCATAGGGGTAAATTGTTGTTATTTCACCGCTGATACAGGCGGCTTTACACTTGTTGTATTTGAGCTTGTTTGAAACCGAGATGTGCATATTTGCAAGGCGTGAGCGGACATTTTTGTATTCATTGATTAAATCTTCAAGTTTTTCCACAAGTTTCAAATCAAGCGCCTTTGAAACAAAATCAAGTTCAACTGTGAATTCATACGGAGCGCCGCCGTATTCAAACCATTCTTTGATTTGCCCCTCAAGCTCAAACATTTCAAATATCTGCTTCAGGGCATATTTTGTGCCTTTGTAGCGGTGAATTTCAATAGAGCGCTTTATTAAATCCCTGCGCTCGGCATCGTTTCTGCATTGAAGCCAGCCTTCATTGCCCGTAATATGGTACTGTTCCGCTAAATGCGGCAGGGCGCAGGATGGCAGATTGTCAATAATCACCACAAGCAAAGCATCAAGTTCAATTTGAGAAAATCGCTCCTCGCAGATTACGTCAAATGTTTTCAAATTTATATCATTAATCGGCGATAAACTTCTTGAGCTATTCATTTGCGTAGCCCCCGATTACAATTTCAAAATCAATCAAATCCGCCCATTGATGCTCTTGGATAATAATGTCGCCGGGCATTTTCAAATCAACCCTAAACACCCCATAAACGCTGTTTAATATGGCGATTATCTGCGTTGTAATTACCGATTTGCCCAATTTCTCACGCAGTTGAGTTTTGTACTCGGCGAGTTTGGCTTCAATGGTTTTCATAACGCTCGGCGCATCGGCGAATGTGTATAAAATAAGGTGGGCATTGATTGAAAACCCAACCCGCTCTGCTGATTTCACCTCAACAAAGTCTGTGAGCGGTCGCACCTTTTCATCCGATAAATATTCTTGAACTATTGCAATAACCTCATCGCCGGGGCTGCCTGTGTCAGTTAAAGGGTAAATCCTAACAACGCCGGGCGAGGGCGAAAGGATTGCAGCATCAATTATGCTCTGATGTGCTGAAAATGTATGGTAGCGATACGCCCCTTTGCTTCCGGCGTTTGAAAACTTTTCGGGGGCTTGACGGATACGCTCTCGCAGAGAATCTGCATCCTCATCATCAACGCCGCCGTCACTTGTTGTGATATTTTCAACCGAAACTTCTTGACTCAAAGGTGAGAGCAGATTGTTAATCGAGCCTGAAATATATCTGTTTGCAGTCGCTCCCGCCGTTTTACAAATTCCGCGCACATCAACACTGAGCGTTCCCGCTTTCATAATTACGGGTACGGTTGTCGTGAAAACAAAAAGCCCGTCTTTGGTTTCAACATCTGTGCCAGAGGGGATTGCAAAATCAAACTCTAAGGCTTTTTTGATTGAAAATCGAAACATTGTGCAGGCACACCCTGCAAGAAGCTGCTCCACGCCTAATGGCTCGCCGATGTGCCTTAAAATGTCAAGCGGGGCATAGCTTAAAAGGTTTTGTTTGGCGGTTTCTTGAATATTTACCCTGAGCATTGTTTCCCGATAAGCACACACGTCAATCAGTAGGCGCTCAATTTGTGCAGGCTGAAGCACCTTGCCCGTTTTTTGCTCATACAGGGCAATCCACTCCCTTGTGATTTGTTCGGGGTTTCTGTCTATGAAATTTGGTTCAGGTAGTCTGCTTGTCAAAGTACAACCTCCGCAACTCCTCTCACTCTGTCGTTTTTGAGTGTCCATTCGACCTTGATTTTTATTTGCGATTCGATAATTTCAACGTGGATTGATTTGAGATTTATGCGTTTTTCCCACAATGAAATCGCATCTGTGGTTTCTCTCACAATATTTGGCACGGCTTGGTTCACGGGATAATCAACATATTTGTGGATGTTTGACCCAAATGTCGGGCGGTGCGGCACAGAACCTTTTGGGGTCAGAAGAATAACGGCAATGCACTGGTTAATATCATCAACGCCTTCTGCGACCTCACCAATACCGTTCATTTTTAGCTGCCAATCAACGTATGTTATGTCTTTCAGGGTTCTCATTACATCTCCCCGTCCGGCTTTGAAGTTGGCGCACCTTGATTTCCCGTGTGGGTGTGCGGGTTGAAAACATCCCGCATTGCTTGCATTGAAGATTTTTTGTCTGTAATATCCGCCTCAGATATTATCCCGCCCGTGTTTTCAAGTGTGCCTGTGTGCAAAATATCTGCCATAAAGTTCACTTTTGAACAGCAGATAGTTAAAACCCCAGTTTCCTTGTTAAATTCAAACAATGACCTATCCTCAAACCTAATCATTGTTTGGTTTTCAGAGATAGCCGGGCAAGCATCAACAGATGAGTAGATTGCGCCTAAAATAACACCATCCTCGCAGTTTTCATCCACTAAACACGCCACAAGCTCGCCCACATCAACCATTGAATAAAATTTATCCTTCAAAGTCTTTGCCTGAAGGACAGGAAGCCACCAAGATTGCATTTCATCATCTGAAAACCGAACCCTCGCTTGGGCTTTTAAGGGATTGATTGCTGTTACTATTCCAAACTTCAACACGATTTTACTTCTCCATAAGTGGTGTAACCCGTTGCCCTGTCAATAATGTGCTTGACTTCTTTTATGTGATATTTGCCAGAAAAATAGCCGATGTCTTTGAGTTCGACATTAATTCCCGCAACAACGTGAGGGTTGCCTGGCATTTCAACCCTGCCTTCAATATTTGATTTTGAATTTCTAAGCGCCGCCTGTGCCTGAGCGATTGCCTGATTTCTGTTTGTGCAGCGGGAATTTATTTTTAGAGTGTCGCCTTTGACGATTTCATCGTTTTTCGCCGATGCCGTAACAACCTTTTTAGTTTGAGGGTCAAAATAGCTCACCTGGGCCGCTTTATACTTTTGACTTGTTTTCTCACGCAAGTTTATCCACGACAAATCACTCTTGTGAAATATTTGTGTGGGCTTTGCAGCGTGCAGCTCTTGAACGTCATAGAAAACGAGGTTGCCATCGGCGATTTTGAAAATGTAACCATACTGCTCGGCAAGTTTTTTCAAAAATTCCAAGTCCCGCTTAGAATTTTGAGTAATTCTATCAACTCGAACATTTGCCACAGAGCCGACAAGGTTAAGCCCGTGCCTGTTGGCGATTTCTTGTGCTATCTGCTGCAAAGTCCTATCTTCATAGCCTTTTGAGTTTTTTTGGCGCAGAGGCTTTTTAATGCTCACTGCGAGTGCTTTTACAGTAATTGTGTCAGGCGGGGCTTCAAACTCAATTTCGTCAATCTCAAAAACACCGCAATTAAGGAGCTTTTCGCCCTCATATCCAATGTGCAGCCTCAGTCTATCGCCCTTGCAGGGAATCCAATTGCCCTGCCACAGCTTTTGCGAATCTTCAAAGACGATTTCAATTTCATCAGACTGCCCGTGTTCGTAATCGGTGTAGTTAATTCGCACAACAAATTTGCAAACATCTTGCGTGATGTCTTTTTTCTCATATTCCAGTTTAAAAACAGGTTTTAGCACTACTTTTGCTCCTGTGGAGTTTTTCACTCCGTTTAAAACTCTTACGTCGTCATCGAACGGTTACGGGCTTCGCCCTCCACACACGGCTCACGCCTTTCTCCAAGGTGGGGAGTTAAACTTAATAGCATTTTCTTTTGCTATCACGGGGATTTTTAACTTGATGCCAGATTGAAGCACGGCATCTTTTGGGACTTCGGGGTTGGCTTTAATAATTTCTTCATACAGGGTCGGGTTGTTGTAAAATCTGTGCGAAATCAAATCCCAACGGTCGTTTTGCCTTGTTATATAGGTGTAAAACTCGCTCATCTTTTACGAAACCCCTTTTCCTGCTCGTTATCTTCAGGAATTTCGCCAGTATATTCTTTGAGGCGGATTTCAATTTGAATTGACACCAAAAAGCCGTCATTGCTTGTCTGTTCCGTGCTTGAGCCGATTTCCTCAATCACAAATACGCCAACATATTCACCGTTGCCCTTTATGTATTTGAGTGCAGTCCCTGCACCCGCCGCTTCTTTGAGCCTTTTGATTTCTTCTTCGGGGGAGCAGAAGAATGTATGGAAATTCAGCTTTATGGTCAATTCTTGAAGATTTGCCCCTAAAAATTGAAGCAGAGGTTTATCGTCAATACGCTCATGTTCGGCGTAATTGTATGAAGAATTCTCGGTCAAACCGTTAAACTGCGTGATAAGCTCAAATTTTATATCGCCTAATTGCGCAAGCATCAATACGCCACCCTTTCCAACCTCTCGGTTTCACGCCTAAAGATTGATACAACCTCATCCTTGTGTTGTTTGAGCATTTTGCGGAATTCTTCCTTATTTTCCGAGCCAGTAATGGTAATTGTCGGCGAATAATGAATTACAACGCCTGAACTTGAATTTGAACCGAAATTCCCTCTCGCCACGTTGCCTTTTAAGGGGGCTGTAATTGACTTCAAGGTGTTTTGCATCGCAGCGACAATCGGAAACGGTTTAATATTCGCCGCAATAGTTTCTGAGATTTTGAGTTTATTCAAATCTTTAAGCGGCCCTGTCTTTGCGGGTGAATGGGGTAGGTGGTCACGAATGATTTGGGCGTGCTTGCCGATGGCTTCTCGTGTTTTACCTAACTTTGAAAGTATGCCGTTTGAGAGCATATCCCCGATTTTTGCCCCGAAGTCAAAGACTTTTTTAATAAGTTCAGTGAATTTCAAAATAATATCAGCAAGCGCTCTCCCGAACTTTATGCCCATATTCTCTGCCGCACCGCCGACATCCTCAACAGGCTTAAACAGCTTTTTAAACCAATCAAAAACAGCCTTAATTGGAGCAATAACAGGCTGAAGTGCTGTGACAAGCTGGTCAAATGCAGGTTTTAAGGGAGCAAGCCCCTCTCGCAAACCCTGCCAAACCCCACGGAAAAAGCCTGTAATCGGTTTCCAAAATTTGAAAATCAAAAGTGCCACCCCTGCAATCGCTAAAGCAATCCAGCCGAGAGGCGAGGTCAAAAGTGTGAGCGAAAAAGCCCTGAAAGCAATAATGGCCTTTTTTATTGCACTTGGAATTCCTAAAAAGCCCATTTTTAGAGAATTTAGACCTGTCATAAAATTGGCGGGGAATGCTTTAACGGAAGTTACTGTCCAATCTTTCAAGGCAACTGCTGATTTTGCAATATTTGACGGAAGCCCAAGAAAGTGATTTTTGAGCAAGCCGAATTTATCAACAATGCCCGCCTTCATTCGTGAGTCTAATTTCTGAACATCACCCAAAAACCCTGTGAACATTCCGCTTTTTAAAACAGGGGTCATATTTCTGACAACGCCAAGAAAATCGCCATAGCCTTTCACGAGTTTGGATGCAATGATAAAGCCGCCTCCGGCAACGGTGAGGAATGTGCCGATTGCGGTTGTTCCCATTATCAGCGTAAACAAACCTTTTTGCAGGATTGGATTGTTGTTAATCGTTGTCAACACCTTGTTTATGACACTCAAGGGCTTTTCAAGGTTGGGAATAAAAAGCTCCTTCATTGTAATTTGCAGCTTTTTCCATTGCTCTGTGGTGGTTTTGAGCATATTGGCGTAGTTATTATCAACAATCCCCTCAGCTGACATTGAGTCATTTCTGAGCTTTTTGTACTCTTCAAGATTTTGTATCATCGGCTTGATGAATTTGAGGACTTGCGGACTTGAGAAAATCTCGGACACCTGAAACAAATCGCCCTTGGTGACTTTTTTAGTTATGGCAAGAACCTCGTAAATCGGGTCTTTGCCTTGGGCAATGGCATCATTAATTACTTTTTTTATGTTCACGCCATAATCTGCAAAACGCTTCACCGTTGATGGTGCGGTTAATCTTTGCAAGAACACATTAAGTGCCATTGATGCTTGCATTTGGTCTTTTGTGCCTTTTATGGCAATCTGCATTGCACTTGATAATTGCGCCACAGCATCAGAACCTCGCATCCCAAGGAGCATCGCGCTTTGGGTGAGTATGGGGAAAACTTCCGCCATATCTTTTAGCCCGATACGACCCTCTTGACCTGAATAGACAAGCATATCCATTGTTTTTTGAAGCTCGCCCACAGGAACTTTGAGATTTTCTGTGACCGCAAATGCTGTATTTGCAACGGAAGTTATCTCGGCAACTTGAGCCGTTGCGGTTTTTGAAATGACATTGAGATAATCAAGCGCCTGCATTGGGTCAACGCCTTGGTCGACAAGCACCCACATCGCTTCATATATTTCATTGCGCATTTTATTTGA